ACCCCGTACAGGAGGTGGATGCCGCCATCAAGCGAGTGGATGCCGGTTTCAGCACGGCGCAGGAGGAGACGGCGCAAATGACCGGCGGGGACTACAACCGCAACATCAAACTGCGCGTGACGGAGGCCAAGCGCAAGCGCGAGGTGGACGAGATCGGAAAAGCGCAGACGGCGGGAGAATAGGAGGAAAACAGAAATGCCCGAAAACAAGAAATTCTGGAAATTCTGCAATCAGGCAGGAAACAAGGTAGAGCTGCTGCTTTACGGCGACATTTCGCAGACGAGCTGGTGGGGCGACGAGGTGACCCCGAAGCAGTTTGCGGAGGAGCTGGCCGGTCTGGGAGCGCTGGACGAGATCACGGTGCGCATCAACAGCGGCGGCGGCGACGTGTTCGCAGCGCAGGCCATCGGTAACCAGCTTGAACAGCACCCGGCGGCGGTGACGGCGAAGATCGACGGACTGTGCGCCAGCGCGGCAACCATCGTCGCCTGCCATTGCGGCAAGGTGATCGCCGCCAACGACAGCACCTACATGGTACATCCGGTGCGCATGGGCGCTCACGGCTACTACAACGCCGAGGAATTGCAGAAGTACATCGAGGCGATGAACGCCATCCGGGAAAGCATCGTGGGCCTGTATGCGAAAAAGACGGGCAGGGATAAGGACGAGGTGGCCGGATGGATGGACGAGACAAGCTGGTGGACGGCGGCACAGGCCAAGGAAAACGGTTTTATCGACGAGCTGACGGACGAGGCGGACGGCACGGTGATCGAAAACCGGGACGGGATGCTGTTCGTCAACAGTGTCAACACACACCTGCCTTTCGACAAGGCACCCAACTTTGTACAAAGCAGCAAGGCAGCTCCCGCCTCCTGCTCTGTAAATAACAAATGCCATAAGGAGGTAACGAACATGGCAAACGAGATCAAGACCGTGGACGACCTGCGCGGGGCCTATCCCGCGCTGGTCAATGAAATCGAGGAGGCGGCGGCGAACAAAGCGACGAGCGACGAGCGCCAGCGTATCCACGACATCGAGGACATGGCCCTGTCCGGCAGCGAGACGCTGACGAATGAGGCCAAGTTCACCAAGCCGGTGAGCGCCAGCGAGTACGCTGTGGCCATGATGAAAGCTGCCAAGGAGAGCGGCAGCGCATGGCTCAACGGAGCAAAGGCCGATGCCGACAAGAGCGGCATGGGCGGCGTGAAGAACGACGGCGGCACCGGCGGCGGTGTGGGCAAGCAGGACGAGTTCATGGACGCGATCAAGTCCATGGGCAAGAAGCAGTAAAGGAGGAGAAAGAACATGAGTATGGATTTGGCAAAAAAGACCTTTTCCACGCAGCCGGATTACCTGATCGCAGGTAATGCGGAGATCGTTACGGCGGTCAAGGAGGCATCCGCCGCCTTGAAGCGCGGCGCTCCCGTGGTTCTCAATAGCGACGGCAAGCTGGCCGCCATCAGCGTGAGCGGCAGCAGCGCCCCCTATACCGTGACCACCACGGGCCTGTACGGCATTCTGGCGGAGGATGTCGCATCGGGCGAGGACGGCATCGTGTACCTCTCCGGCGAGTTCTTCGCCGATGCGCTGGTGCTGCCCGCCAACGCCACCGCTGCGGACGTGGAGGTTCCTCTGCGCAACCTCGGCATCTACTTGAAGTAAGGAGGAAGAAAGAATATGGCTAACGAAGTGAACATTTACTCCCCCCGCTATCTGGCGGAGGTGGTGAGACAGACCCCTGCCGTACACACCTATTTCCGCGATACCTTTTTCACCAACGTCAAGACGTTCGCTACCGAGCGCGTGGACATCGACCTTGTGAAAGGCGACCGCCGCATGGCGGCCTTTGTCCATCCCCGCGTGGGCGGAAAGGTGCTGAAAGCCGAGAGCTACAAGCCCCCTCTGATCAACCCCTATGACGTGACCACCGCTGACCAGCTCATGACCCGCCTGCCGGGCGAAGATTTGTACAGCGGCATGACCCCTGCGCAGAGGGCCGCGCAGAAGCTCATGGAGGAGTACGCCACGCTGAACGACGCGACCACGCGCCGCGAGGAGTGGATGGCGGTGCAGGCCATCGTGACCGGCACCATTCCCATTGTGGGAGAGGGCGTGAACGAGACCATCGACTTCGGCCTGACCAACAAGAAAACCCTGACCGGCGACAACAAGTGGGGCGGCAGCAAGGCTGACATCCTCGGCAACCTCGGCGACTGGACGGACGCGGTGTTGCACGGCGGCTTTGCCAACGTGGACACCCTCATCATGGGCAAGACGGCCAAGGCAAAGTTCTTTGCCGATGCCAACGTGCAGAAGATGCTGGACAACCGCCGCATGAACCTCGGCGAGATCGCCCCCCGCGACCTGCCCAACGGCGTGAAGTATCTCGGCCACCTGAACGACCCAAGCCTTGACATGTATGTTTATGGCGAGGTCTACTACGACGACTGGACTAACCCTGACGCCCCGGAGACCAAGTCTCTTATCCCGGATAACATGATCATCCTGATCAGCTCCAGACCCAACTACATGATGGCCTACGGTGCCTGCACATACATCGAGGACGCATCCGGCCTGTGGGTGACCTCCCAGACCAGCCGCGTCCTGCGCAGCTATGTGGAGCATCATCCCGACCGCCGCATGGTGGAGCTGCAGGCGCACCCGCTGCCCATCCCCGACAAGGTGGATAGCTGGCTGGTGGCGACCGTGTGCTGACATGGCGCTGTTCGAGCTAAAGCAGGAATACAGCGGAGCGGAGGGGGCTGCCCCTCCGCTCACTTTTAAGGACTGCGCCGCAGCGGACATCGACGCGGCTTTCTTTGAGCAGGACGAACACGCAGACTGGCATACGGTTGACGGCAAGGACGCGCTGGTGATCGTGGACGATCAGCGGCTCAAAGAGCATAGCGCCCACTGGGAAGCGGGAGCCAAGCAGAACTTCGATACGGGACTGTATACGGCCTACACGGTGCTGTATATCCGCGTGAGCGACTACGGGCCGAAGCCGAAAGTAGGAAAGCATCTTGTTCTGGACAAGGGGACAAACCGGCAGCGGTCGTACACCATCCTCAACTGCGAGGAGGAGGCGGGCGTGTACCGCATTTCCATGGAAAGGACGCGGCAATGAGCAGAGTAACCTATGACGCAGGGAACCTGACCATCGAAGTGGACGGGCTGGACACCGTGGCGGCGGCGCTGGGCGATTTGAAGAAAAAGACCCCGGCGGCGGCAAAGGTAGCCATCAACGCCACGGCACGGCAGGCCCGCAAGCTGATGATCGCAAAGGCAAAGGCGAGGTACGCCGTGAACGCGGCGGGCAGGCGGCACCTGAAAGACCTTGTGCAACGGAAAAAGGCCAGCAACACCAGTTTGAGCGCAGAGCTGCACATCGCAAAGATGCGCAACGATCTCGGTTATTTCCAGCACAGGCCGACGGAGCGCTTTACCGGGCGCGAGGTTTTGCACCACGCGCCAAAGTATGTGAAAGCCCGTGTTCTGAAAGCCTCGTCCATGGCGGCGCTGACAGGCAATGCCAACATGAGCAAGGGCTTTCTTGTGCAGTTCAAGAGCGGCCACATCGGCATGGTGCAGCGACAGATCGGCTCAAGTTCCAGCCACACGGTCACGGAGCGGGGCCACCCAAGGTGGCGAAACAAGGATGGTAAGGTGGAAAAGCTGGTGACGATGGGAAGCCCGTCGGCCTCGGCGATGCACTCTACCGTCTGGCCGATGGTGGAGCCGGAGGTGTCCGAGTATCTGCAAGACCGCCTGATGGAGCAGACCGAACGGGTGCTGGCGCGAGCGGCGAGGAGGAAGTAAGCCATGAAGAACTATATGGATGCGGTGAGGGCCGCAGGCATCGGGCGAACCCCCCAGCTCTGCCAAGACGCGCTGATCGAAACGCTGGAAGAGCTTTTCACCGGGAAGAAGTATAACGGCCAGCAGAGCCGCAAGGAGCTGAAAATCTTCAAGCAGGATTTGCCGGTGCCGGAGGACTATGACGCGGATGTGGACACGGACGCGGCGGCGGCCCCGTACATCGTTGTGCGCATGACAGGCGGCGAGATCAAGAACGACGACGGGCCGCAGGCGGTTGAGTTCAGCCTGATCGTGTGCGCCTACGACGAGGGCAAGGAGCGAGAGGGCTATCAGGATGTTGCCAACATCAAGGAGGACATCGTGCAACGGTTATGCACCAAGCCGTATTTCGGCGGGGCGTTCACCGTGCTGAAACCCATCGCATGGGCCATGCAGCAGGACGACACCTACCCGTACTACTTCGGGGCGTGTTCGCTGACCTGCACCGCACCGGCCATGACACAGGACACAGAAATGGAGGAGCTGGTATGAGCAAGAAAAACGATAAGCTGGCGGCGGATGCCGCTGTGAATGAGACGGCCATCCCGGCGGAGGAGACCGCTGCCGAGACCGCACCCACGGAGCGGGAGAAAGCGGGCGTGACGCAGGTTTACTGCGGCCCAACGGTGCGCGGCGTTGCCAAGCAGTACACGGTATTTCACGGCGGCATCCCGGAGGCGCTGGAGGCGTTCATCGCCATTCACCCGGAGGCTGGGGCGCTGGTGGTGGACGTGGAGCGCTTTGCCGAGACGAGAAAGCGGCTGGAGACCGCAGGAACGGCGGAGGCCATTCTGTACGGCAAGATCAAATCCGAACTGTAAGGAGGAAGAAAGACTATGGCATACAAACACGGCGTATACACGAGCGAGGTTGCGACCAGCATGGTCGCGCCCATCAACGGCACGGCGGGCTTGCAGGTGATCGTAGGCACCGCCCCGGTGAATATGCTCAAAGACCCGGCGGCGGCGGTCAACGTGCCGCTGCTGGTGAGCAGCTACAAAGAGGCTGTGGAGGCGGTGGGCTATCTGCCTGACTTCGCCAACTACACCCTCTGCGAGTGCATCAGCGCAAATTTCAGCGTTGTGGGTATCGCGCCCATGGTGCTGATCAATGTGCTTGACCCTGCCAAGCACAAGATCGCCATCACCGGCGGAACCGTTCAGGTGAACGACGGCGTGGCGGTGCTGGAGGAGACGGGCGTTCTGCTGGAGGGGCTGACCGTTAAGAGCGGCTCCACCACGCTGACCGCAGGCACGGACTACACCACCACATGGAACGACGACGGTACGCTGAATATCGTGGTGCTTTCCACCGGCGCGGGTAAGGAAGCAACGAGCCTGACCGTGACCGGCAACAAGATCGATCCCAGCAAGGTGACAGCGGCGGACATCGTGGGCGGTGTGGACAGCTCCACCGGCAAGGAGACCGGCCTTGAGGTGGTGCGTCAGGTCTATCCGAAGCTGTCCATGACACCCGGCATCCTGCTGGCCCCGCGTTTCAGCAAGGACGCGACGGTGGCGGCGGCATTGCAGGCCAAGACCAAGAGCATCAACAGCGTGTTTGGCGCGGTGTGCGTTGTGGACATCGACAGCAGCAACACCGGCGCGACCAAGTACACCGCCGTTAAGACCACCAAGGAGGCGCAGGCGGTGAGCGACCCCAACGCCTACGCAGTTTGGCCTTTTGCCAAGGTGGGCAACACGGTGTACAGCGGCAGCGCACTGGCGGCGGCGCTGACAGCCTACACCGACGCGCAGAACGACGACACGCCCAACGTCAGCCCCAGCAACAAGACCATCGCCGTTTCTGCTGCCTGCCTCGAAGATGGCACGGAGGTGGTGCTTGATCAGGAGCAGGCCAACACCGTGAACAGCTTCGGTGTGGCAACATGGCTGAACATGAACGGCTTCCGCCTGTGGGGCAACAACACGGCGGCCTACCCCGGTATCAGCGACCCGAAAGATCGCTGGTTCAGCGTCCGCCGGTTCCTGACGTGGGCGGCCAACACGTTTATCCTGACCTACTTCCAGAAAGTGGACAGCCCCGCCAACAAGCGGCTGATCGAGGCCATCGTGGACAGCGAGAACGTGCGCGGCAACGGCTTTGTGGCCCGTGGTGTGTGCGCCCGCTATGAGATCACGTTCAACGAGGACGAGAACACCACCGCCGATCTGCTGGACGGCAAGATCACATTCCACCAGTACATCACCCCGTTCACCCCTGCGGAGGACATCGAGGACATCATCGAGTTTGACCCCGACGCTCTTTCCGCCGCGCTGAACTGATAAGGGAGGGAAAAGAAGATGATTTCCAACAACTATATCCCGGAGAAGATCAACGAGTATAACGCCTATCTGGACGGCACGAAGATGATCGGCGTGGCCGCGTCGGTGACGCTGCCGGAGGTCAACATGAAAACCAGCACCGTTTCCGGCGTGGGCGTGAACGGCGAGCTGGACAGCCCCACCATCGGCCAGTTTGAGAGCATGGAGCAGGAAATCCAGTTCAACACGCTCTACAGCTCCGCCATGGATATGCTCTCTCCCCTGTCCACGGTGAACCTGACGCTGCGAGCCTCGCAGCAGGTCTACGACAAGCAGGGCGGCTACAATTTCAAGGGCCTGCGCGTGGTGGAGATCGGGCGCGTGAAGAAGTTCAACCCCGGCAAGGTGGAAAAGGGCGAGGCCATGGAGGCCACCGTGACGCTGGAGCTGACCTACCTGATGATCGAGGTGGACGGCCAGCAGCTCTTGGAGGTTGACAAGCTCAACGGCATCTACAAGGTCAACGGCACGGATATGCTGGCGGGCGTGAACAGCCTGATCTAACGGGCGCAAAACAATACGGCCTGTCCCTGCGCAAACGGGGGCGGGCCGTGTTTTCACACAAAAAACAATGCTGAAAGGAGCGACAACCAATGGCAGAGGACAAGATCACGGCGGCAGAGACCGCAAACGAGGGGACAAAAAAGAGCGAGAACATCGTGGAGCTGGCAAGGCCCTACGGGTTCGAGGGCAAGGAGTACGGAGAGATCGACCTGACGGGGCTGGAGAAGCTGACCGTGCAGGACGCTATCGACGTGCAGCGGCAGCTTTTTGGTGAGGGCGAGGCGGCGGCCTCGGTGCTGTGCGAGACCACGACAGCATTTGCCCGCGCCATGGCGGTCAAGGCAACCGGAATGCCCATTGAGTTTTTCAAGCTGATGCCTCGCGGCGCTTTCAAGCGCGTGGCAGGTGCGGTGCGCAGACACCTGAACGTGGAGAGCAGAACGGAAAACCATGTGATGCATCTGGAGAAGCCACGCCATTATAAGGGCAAGGAATACCGGGACATCGACCTGAACGGCGTGGCAGACCTGAACACGCTGAATGAGAGCGAGGCGGAGAACCGCATGGCCCGCGAGGGCTTTGTGGTGACGGAGAACAGCACCAACTATCTGTACTCCTGCGTGATCGCCGCCATGGCAACGGGCATCCCGGAGGAGTTCTTTACCACGCTGCCCCTATATGAGCTGCTGAAATTGAAAAACGCGGTGAACGACGCGGATTTTTTCGGATAAAGGGCGGAGCCAAGGCCCTGCGGAAAGCGGCTATCCGGCTGTCCTCGGTGACACGGACGGGCGTGGACTTTTATCTGAAAATGCCTGTCCGGGACTTTATTGAGCTGAATAGCGAGGTGGCGGAGGAATGGCGAACAATAAAACATTAGAGTTAAGCATCAAGATCGCCGGTAAGATGGACAAAAGCCTGATGGCGGCGCTGAACGGGAGCCAGAGCCAGATCAGCAGCTTTGCCCGCAGCATCAGCTCCATCGGAACGGCGGGACTTGCGGCCATGGGGACGCTGGCAACGGCGACTGTGGCAACCATCGCAAGCTGCACCAAGGAAGCGGCGAAGTTTGAAAACTACATGGCGGATGTGGTCAAGTATGTGGACGGTCTGGCAGATGCTACCGGAAAGATCAGCGACAAGGTGGCGGATAACGGCAAGACCTACGCGCAGAACTACGAGGCCATGAAGGACGCAATCAAGGATTTAAGCACACAAATCCCCTATACGCAGGAGGATTTGACGCGCCTCGCCGCTGCGGCGGGACAGTCCGGCAAAGCCATGGAGGATTTGATCAAGATTGACGGCTCCGGCAATGTTACCGGTTTCCTGCGGGACATCGCTATGACCGGCACGGCCATGGACATCAGCGCCGATCAGGCGGGCAACTGGGCCGCCAAGTGGGAGCAATCGCTGAAAATGACCCACGAGGAGGTCATGGTGCTCTTTGACCAGATCAACTATCTGGGCGCAAACAGCGCTACCACGGCGGCGGAAATCGCGGAGGCGGTCAATTCGGCGGCAAGCCTCGGCCAAGTGGGCGGCGTAAGCGCGGCCACAACGGCGGCGCTGGCGGATGCCATGCTGGCAACAGGCGTATCGACTGATCGCGTCGGCACCAGCATCAAGCGCATGATCGTGAATTTGAGCAAGGGCGCAAGTGCGACGAAAGCCCAGAAAGAACAGTTCGAGGAGCTGGGCATGAGCGCGGAGTGGGTTGCCAAGGCCATGCAGGAGGACAGCGTGGGAACGCTGGATACCATCTTCAAGGCCATCAACGATCTGCCACAGGAGCGACAGGTAGCGGCGCTATCCACCCTGTTCGGCCAATGGGCCATTGAGGGCGGCGCGAAGATCGTCAACAATCTCGATGTGTACCGAAAGGCGCTGGAAATGGTGAGCGACCCAAGCCTGTACACGGGAAGCATGGAGCGGGAGTTCAACATCAAATCGCAGACCCCGGAGGCCATCGAGACCATGCTGAAAAGTACCAAGACAGCGCTGAAAATCGAGATCGGCGATGCGTTCCTCCCGGCGAAAAAACAGTTCAATCTCTCCATGATCGACTTTCTAAACAGCATCCGAAAGAATATGCCGGAGCTGACGCAGCTTGCGGAGAGCTTGGGAACGCTGGCAAGCCGGGGCGTGGAGAAGCTGGGGAGCGCTATGGACACGGCGCTGCCGTACATCCAAAAGGGGCTTGACTACCTGATCAACAACGGCGAGCAGGTGGTGCGTGTGCTGGGCGGCATGGCGGCGGCGTTTGTTGGCATGAAGTTCGCCCCGGCGGCGGAGGCTATTTTCTCCGGCGGCGGAAAGGCTCTGTTCGGCTCCGGTGGAAAGGGCGGACTGTGGGGCGGTCTTAAAAGCCTGTACGGGGCCGGGACAAGTTTGCCGGGCAAAGTGATGAACGGCAGAAGCGCCTTACAGAACGGTGCGCTGCTGGGACAGCAGCTTGCGGGAAATAAGGGCGTCGGCATTTTGGCTGTGCTTCAAAACTGGGGAGGACTGTTCAGCGGAAAGAAAAAGACCGCACAGGAGGCAAGCAGGAGCGTGTTCAACGCCGTTTCCAATGCGGCACAAAACGGGCTGACTGCGGGCGGAGTTCTCAAAAATGCTATCGCAAACAGCGGTATTGGGCAGTATGCGTCCTCGGTATTCGGCGGGCTGAAAGGACAGAGAGCAGCCGGAAAGCGTTTTACCGGAAGTCTGGGCGCAGGCATGAAAACGCTGTTGAACGCGTTACCCGGCGGAAAAGGCGGCGGGCTGATGGGAACGACCGGCCTTGCATCGCTGACGGATATTGCGTTTGGAACGCCGTTAAGCGGCGGGGCGGCAATCAAGAATATTCTCGGAAGCGGATGGGGATTTGCGAAAAGCACCGGTGTTTTAGGGAAAAGTATCTATGGCCCTATTGTTGGCGGTCTCGGTAGTCTGCTGTCCGGGGCGCTGCCTATTGTGGGCGTGATCTCCAGCATCATCGCCGTGGTGAGCATCCTGACGGACAAGTTCGGCGGGCTGGACAAAATCGTACAGCGGGTGTTCGGCGACACGGGACTGGAAAAGTTTACGGTATTCAAGGACGCGCTGCTGGGATTGTTCGAGGACGGCGGTGTGGCAAAGGCGCTGCAACCGCTACAGGAGAGCATCACCAATCTGTTCGGCGAGGACGCAGGCGCAGCCTTTGGGGGCATTACCACCATCCTGCAATCGGTGATGGGCGTGATCGGCCAGCTCGTGACCTTTTCACAGACGACGGTGAGGCCTATCATCGAGGGCATATTCAGCTTCATCACGCAGACGGTAGTACCGGTCATTCTGCAAACCATCACAGCGGCGGCTCCATCCATCGCATCCATCATCAGCGGCGTGGGTTCCGTGGTCATGACGGTGGCGCAGATCATCGGCGAGGCAATTCAGTTCCTTATGCCGATCATTCAGACGGTGATCACGGTGCTGCTGCACATTGGTCAGGTAGTGGTTCCGGCGGTGCTGGCCGCCATCGGTGTCTTTGCCGAGGGCATCAGCAGCGCGATCAACGGGGTCAAGACCATCTTTGAGGGCGTGATCAACTTCATCACCGGCGTGTTCTCCGGCAACTGGCGTATGGCGTGGGAGGGTGTGAAATCCATCTTCGTGGGCATCTTCAATACGCTGGGCGCTCTGTTCAAGACCCCCATTAACGCGGTGATCGCCCTGATCAACAAGGCAATCGCAGGCATCAACAGTCTCGGCATTACCATCCCGGACTGGGTGCCGCTGCTGGGCGGCAAGTCGTTCTCCATCAACATCCCGGAAATCCCCATGCTTGCGCGAGGCGGCTTTACAAACGGCGCAAGCATCGCGGGCGAGGCCGGAACGGAGGCGGTGATCAGCTTCCAGCGGGCGGCCCGGCGGGACAATCTGGACATCTGGGCAAAGGCCGGGCAAATGCTGGGCGTGAAGCCGGTGGAGCTGGCGGAAATCGACGGCGGCGGCTCCGGCGGCGGAGGCGGCATGACCTTTGCGCCGGTGATCAACATTCAGGGCAGCGCCGACCGCAGCATGGTGGAGGAGGCTCTGGCCGAGGCGCAGGCACGGTTTGAAGCGTGGTATCTCCAGATGCAGCGCAGACAGGCCCGCACGGCATACTGACGGGAGGAAACGCGATGTACACGACCAAGAGCGGCGACACATGGGATGTGATCGCCAAGGAGGTATACGGCAGCGAGTACCGCGCCGACGTGCTGATGGCGGCCAATCCGCAGGAGATCGACACGTTTATCTTCAACGCCGGGGTGGAGCTGAACACCCCGGCGCTGGAGGAGGAGCGGGACGGACTGCTGCCGCCGTGGAAATACGAGGCGAGCTATGATTAAGACAAGACGGCTGGCGCTGGATGTGCGCTACAACAGTTATCCCTTTGCCGGGCAGGTGGGCGGAGACATCGAGAGCCTGACCTACACTGACAGCGCAGCGGACAACAGCGACAGCATCGACATCACCATCAACGCGCAGGACAGGAAATGGCTGCTGGGCTGGATGCCGGAAAAGGGCGCGACGCTGCGAGTGCGTATTCTCGGCTACAACTGGGAACGGCAGGGCCAGCGGAGCATCATGGAGTGCGGACTGTTCGTGCTGGACGATGTGAGCTTTTCGGACGCGCCGACGACCTTACAGGTGGGCGGCGTGAGCAAGCCCAGCGACAGCGACTTTTCGGAGCTGGAGCGGGACGTGATCTGGAAGAACACCAGCATCAAGCGTATCGGCGCAAAGATCGCCGCGCGGTACGGTCTTGCGTTCACCTACGATGCCGACGACTACGACATCGAGTGCGACGAGCAGGACGGTACGGACAGCAGCTACTACAACGGACTGTGCAAAAACTACGGACTAATCCTGAAAGTGTACGCCCGGCGACTGTGGGTGTATGACCGGGAGAAGTACAAGGCGAAGCGGGCCGTGCGCACCTTTGACCGCTCGCAGATCAGGCCGGGGAGCTTCGGCTACACCACCACCCTGTCCGGCACCTATACCGGCGGGTACTTCAATTACACGGACGCGGACAAGGACATTGACATCGAGTGCAGCGTGGGCGGCGGTTCGCACACCAAGAGCGTGAACCGCCGGGCTACCAGCGTATACGATGCCAGCGTCCAGCTCTGCGCGGAGCTGAACAGCGCCAACCACGGGACGGTGAAGCTGCGCTTCGGCGTGGACGGAGACTGGAGGGTAAGCGCGGGAAACTGCATCGCGCTGACAGGCTTTGGAAACCTGAACGGAAAATACTTTGTGGACAAGGTGACGCACAAGGTTTCCAGCAACGGACTGACCACCGACTTTGAGTGCAGCGGCATCGGCCCGGCGTTCCATTCATGGGACGTGGGCGGCAAGATCGTGTATCACGAAAAGACGGCGGACAGCGGCGTGAGCTATGACAGCACCTACGCCACCACCAGTCCGGCGGCGGGCGCGGCCAGCGCGGCGGCAGGCGGCGAGGCGGGACAGGCGATCACACTGAACAAGGCTCCGCTGTATGTTTCCAGCACGGCAAAGAACAAGGCGGGAACCAAAACCGGCACCTACTGGCTGTACGACGGCATCCTGATCAACGGGCGCTACCGCGTGACCAACAGCGCGGCGCGGTGCGGCAAGCTGCCCGTCGGCCAGAACGTGACGGGCTGGGTGCCTGCGAGCTACTGCATCGCCAGCAAGGAGGCGAAAAAGTAATGGCGGGGACAAACCGAACCGGGCGCGTGAGCGCCATCGACTATAAGGCGGGAACCTATGAGGTGACCTACTTTGACCGGGGGAAGAGCGTGACCCGCCAGATCAACGCCATCAGCAACGGTGAGTACAAGATGCCCAGCATCGGGCAGGTGGTGAGCGTGAGCCACAACAGCAACGGAGCTGCAGCGGGAACCACCACCGGAACGGTGTGGAACAAGACCAACACCCCGGCGGAGGGCTACAAGGGACTGTTCCGAAAGGAGTACGCCGCGCGAAGGGGACTGGCTTATGAGCGCTACGACGAGAACACCGGCGTTTACACCCAGTATGTGAACCGGCGGACGGGGCGCAACTGCAACGGCGAGATATACGACGAGGCGAAAGGCGCAATCAGCCTTGTGGCGGGCGGGCAGTTTCAAGCCAAGAGCAGCGCCGCCAGCATGAGCCTGAACGCCAAGACCGGCGTTGGCATCGTGGCGGGGACAACGGTGAGCATTGAGGCCGGAACCTTTGTGAGCATCGAGGCCGCAGGCGCTTTGAGCGTGACGGCGGGCGGCAAGTATACATTCGCCGCGAAAAAGGGCGCAAAGATCGAGGTGGAGGGCGGGGACGTGGAAATCACCGTGAACGGCGCGACGGTCAAGGTGGCGGAGGCCGGAGACGTGGAGATCGAAAGCCCCACCAAGATCAGCCTGACAGCCCCGGAGATCAACGCCACGGCGGCGAGCGGGGACATCACCATCAACGGCGTGAGCCTTGTGAACCACACGCACATGAGCGGCGCGGTGGGAAAGCCGGATAAGTAAGGAGGGGCGAAAAGTGGCATTGGGAAGCTACATGGGCATGACGTTCACGGTGAGCGACCGGCGCATCCTGACACCGAGCGGGCTGAAAGGCCAAGGGGGCAGCGATTGGGCCACCCACAGCCGGACAGGCGCACGGGCACGGAGCCAGTGGATTGCCCCGAAGCTGCGGAAATACCAGTTCGATCTTTTGCTGCGGGCGCAGGACGGGGTAAACCCGCGAAGCGTTCTGCGGCATTTTCAGCGCATGGCGGAGACCAACGCGGCGGACTGGTTCATCGTGGGCGGCTCGCCGGTATCGCCGTATCCGTTCAAGATCACGGACATCAGCGACGAGTGGGGCGCGGTGCTGCACGGCGGCGCGATGGTGGAGTGCAAGGTGAGCCTGACCATCGAGGAATACCTGTAAGGAGGCAGCCATGTTATCAACGGAAAACGCGGTGATCGAGATACTGCCGGGGAGCGCGAACGACAGCACGGCGGCGGAGGTGTACCGCAATTTGCAGGTGCTTTACGCCACGAGGGCCGGAGAGCAGGCGCTCGACCGGGAGTTCGGCATCGACGGGACGATCATCGACTGCCCGCAGGAAAATGCGCAAGTCCTGCTGGCGGCGGAGTATGTGCGCAAGACAGAACAGTATGAGCCACGGGCGCGTGTCGTCCGTGTGGAATGGACTGCGGGAAAATCGCAGGACGGAAATATGACGCCAAAGGTGGTGATCGAGCTTGTCTAATATCGCTGAATTGGCAAACTGCCCGGAGCTGAGCTTCATCGAAAGCATGACTTTGCAGGAGACGGAAGAACAGCTCCGTGAGCTGTACACCAAGTATTACCGGGAGGCCACGGGCAAGGAGCCGGAGATCGGCGAAGCCGACCCGCTGAACCTGCTGATGAAAGCCTTTTGCGCGATGGAGTATCAGACGATGCAGTACGCCGACGCAAAGGGCCGGATGGAAATGCTGAAAACCAGCACCGGAGACGCGCTGGATGCGCTGGCTGCTCTTGTGGGGCTGACGCGCAAGGAGGCAAACCGGGCCACGGCGACGGTGCGCTTTACGCTTTCGGAGGCGCAAAACGGCGCGACGGCCATTCCGACGGGAACGCGGGTCAAGAGCGAGGACGGGAAATACTTCAACACCGTGGAATACGGAGAGATCGCGGCGGGAGAGACCTACACCGACGTGGTGGTGCAGGCGGAGGAGGCCGGAGCGGATAGCAACGGCATTCTGACCGGCGGCATCAAGATACTGGTTGACCCCATTGCCTATGTTGCCAGCGTGAGCAACACCACACCAAGCACCGGCGGACTGGACGCAGAGGACGACGACAGCCTGACACGGCGCGTCTACCTCGCCCCCAGTGTGTATAGCTGCGCCGGGCCGCGCGATGCCTATGAATACTACGCGCGGGAGTGGCGGGGCGATGTAGCGGACGTGCGCATCGTCAGCCCGGAGCCGGACGAGGTAAATATCTACTTCGTGATCGAGGACGAGAATGGGCTGCGCGTTCCCAACAGCACGGAGCTGACGGCCATGGCGGCCTATCTGGACGACGAGACCATCCGCCCGCTGTGCGACAAGGTGACAGCGCTGGCCCCGGACGAGGTGGAATACGCCATCACCGTGAAATACTGGATCGCGGAAAGCGACCAGCGAAGCGTGAGCGAGATACAAAGCCGCATCGCGGCGGCGGTGGCGGACTTCCAGAAATGGCAAAGAAAGCTGGGACGGGACATCAACCCCACGGAGCTGATCGCCCGGCTGCGGGAGGCGGGGGCAAAGCGAGTGACGCTGACAG